AAGGTGGGAATGATGTTCTTCGACCTATGAAAAGAGAACAACTGTTTATGCAACTCTTAGAAGGTCTTCATCCAGATGAAGCAGAAATTATTTGTCTGGTGAAAGACAAAAACCTAAAGAAGAAATATAAGTTGACTCGTGCCATAGTTGAAGAAGCATTCCCCGATATACAATGGGGTAATCGAAGTTAGTATGGCGAAAACAAAAACCAGAGATGAGGTGATGTCTGAAGCGTATTGGACACCAAAAGAAAAAGAAGATTTGAGTAGTAGATACTCAACGAGTCTTATCAAAGAGAACTGCAACAGTGAGGAACTCAAAGATAAGTCTCTACCTTCTGATGCTTACATCGTGACTTATAAAGTCGGCGATGAAGTTCGTAATGACCTTGTAAGATGTCATGCAAAGGTGAATATCTTTGACATGTATTACGATAAATTTGGAGCTGGTTCTATCGTGAGTATTGAATACGGGCCTGGAATTGCAAGTCCAAAGACATGGGGCATCCCAACACCAAATAAACCAAAGAAGAGAGTCAGGAGAAACTCATGAGTGACGAACTTCGCAACCAAATTAATGACATTATTGAGGGAGAGATTCAACTTGGAATCAACGAATTTTTGGAAGAGAAACAAAGAAAAGAAAGTGATCAAGGATTGGGTTTTGTCACTTCAGAAGAAGCAAAGAAACTCAAAGTCAAAGTCTTCAAAGACGAAGTTGACAAAATCATGAAACAATATAAGAAGATAAAGAAGAAAGAAAAGTCAAATATATCTCAGGTCAAGAAATTAGGACTAGTCGATAAACATGGGAGGCCACTTTAATGGACAGAGATAAGTTAAAGGTCATGATTAAGGACTTGAAAAATGTCGTAAATGCGTTAGAATGTGAAATATACTCCGATGAAGAGGCGTATAGATTAAACCTAAACTACGACGATATCGTCAATCACATTACAGACTATGATGAAGTATTTGAGGATGATGACGGGTAACAGTGATGACCCCCGTTACTCAGAAGAGAAGTTGTTGCTAAGAGCAGCTTGTTTTCGATGTCTCACACACCACTTAGAAGAACACACAAGAGCCGTCTATGAGTTCGCCACCATATGGTGTGAAGAACATGATAATGTAGGTGGAATCGAACAAGGCTTTCAAGATTATCTTAGATCATATGCAGAGAAAGCTTTTTCTAAGAGTTAATCTAAATAATATTACAAAACGTAAAACTTATGCCAACATACCCTGTTATTAACAAAGAAACTGGTGAGAAAAAAGAATTATCCATGAGTATGATTAAGTATGATGAATGGAGAAAGGAAAATCCTGATTGGGATAAAGATTGGAATGCTGGAGTTGCTGGTCTCGGAGAGGTCGGTGAATGGAGAGACAAACTAATCACGAAAAATCCTGGCTGGAATGATGTATTACATAAGGCATCTAAATCCCCTGGCTCTAGAGTTTCTAAAATTAACAAGTAATGGCAAGAAAAAAAGATTCTCCTATCGGTGTAGGAATGACGGCTAAACAGATGAAAAGAAAAAGACCTATCAATGCTGATCTTCTAAACAAGATCGAACCTATTACAGACAATCAAAAGATACTCTTTGAAAATTACAAAGAGGGTAAAAATATTTTTGCTTATGGTGCTGCTGGAACAGGTAAAACTTTCGTTGCATTATATCTTGCATTGAAAGATATTCTTGACCCACACACTCCTTACAATCAACTTTATATTGTAAGGTCTCTTGTATCAACCAGAGAGATTGGATTCTTGCCTGGCGACCATGAGGACAAGTCTTTCTTATATCAGATACCATATAAGAACATGGTGAAGTATATGTTTCAGATGCCTACAGATGCAGACTTTGAGATGTTATATGGTAATCTAAAACAACAGGACACTATCAAGTTCTGGAGTACATCATTCATGCGTGGAACAACGATTGACCAAGCAATTGTGTTAGTTGATGAGTCACAAAACTTGAATTTTCATGAATTAGATAGTATAATAACAAGAGTAGGAGAGGATGCTAAAATCATGTTCTGTGGTGATGCAAGTCAAACAGACTTACAAAAAACTAACGAAAAGAATGGCATTCTTGACTTCATGAAGATAATCGAACAAATGCCTGAGGACTTTGCAATGATTGAATTTGATGTCAATGATATTGTTCGTTCTGGACTTGTGAGAGAATATCTTGTTCGTAAAATGGCTATGGGATTTTACTGTTTACTGTTGAGAATCACTTAGGTGATTTAGAGTTAGAGAAAAAAGAGACTGACGGACTTCGCCTATATAAGTTACCCAGCAATGAGTGGGTTCCTTCTATCACCTCTGTTACTAGTTTCTATAATCGAGAGGTGTTTCGTGAATGGAGAAAGAGAGTCGGGAATGAAGAAGCAGATCGTGTCACAAAAGAGGCAACGCGACGTGGTACAGACTTTCATGAAGCTGCACAAGCCTATCTTGAGAACAAAGAGTTAGATTGGAAGGATTACCAACCACTGACTCAGTTTATGTTTCACAGTGCTAAGTCTAGTCTGGATAAGATAGGGAAGATACACGCAATAGAACGCACACTTTATTCTGAATACCTTGGTCTGGCAGGAAGAGTTGATTGCATCGCTGAATACGATGGTGAACTCGCTGTTATTGATTTTAAGACCTCGAAGAAGATTAAACCAGAAGAATGGATTGAACAATACTTTGTTCAAGAGGTTGCATATGCCTGTATGTATTATGAACTGACTGGAATTCCTATCCAAAAACTTATCACAATCATGGTCACACCAAACGGTGAGGTTAAGGTTTATGATAAAAGAAACAAAGGTGACTACATTAAATTACTTGTGAAATATGTTAAAGAATTTATCAAAAACCGAATGGTGGTTAATGGGTGACATCAACAAAGCTCTTAAAGAAAAGTTTCTCTGTTCAGCACAGTTTGCACAGGACATAGAGGCTATTGTCAAGAATGACAATCTAGGTTATATTGATGCTATCGTACATTATTGTGAACAAAATGCCATTGACGTTGAATCCGTGCCGAAACTCATTTCAAAACCACTCAAGGAGAAGTTGAAATGGGAAGCAACAGAACTCAACTATCTCAAACGTACCTCAAGAGCAAAACTGCCCTTATGACTGGTTTTGATTGCTACAGAACTTATCTAGCATTCAAGAATCATTTTACGAAGGATAACTTTGATTATTTTAAGTATGGTGGAAAGACAAACGCAACCACCACATCATTTAATAAAAGAAAAGACAAATATTTTTTTGAAAAGATGTCTCGTCAAAAGAAAGACGAAGATATTGTAGATTACTTTACTGCTATATTCTCTCAATGTGATGACCCACAAAGAATGTGGATAGGAGAGATTATAGAAACAGGCGAAGACAAATATAACGATTGGAAAAAGAAGATACAAAGTTTAAATTATCTTTTCAAACAGGAGATGCTACAGATTTGTAGTGACAAAGATTTCAACTCTTTATTTGAATGTAAGAACGGTAAACATCCCATCATCATCAAAGAACACTTAAAGAAAAATATTACAACGGAAACATTAGTGATACTGGATGGTATGCTTGGATACAAAAAAGACTTTGACGCTAAGTTAGATGACTTTGTATGGAAAACCGTCAGTATGAAACTTGACAAATACAAGCCGTTTTTGTTAAATAATATTAACCTTAAAAAGTACAAACAAACACTCAAGGAGATTGTAGTTAAATGAAGTTTGATTCTAGTAGTGAGTTTTTTGATTCAGAGATGGTTCAAGCCAGTCTTGAGGAAATCAAAGAACTTCAAGACTTAATCACAAGTAGTATTATTGACACAGCTTTTGCCTCTGTAACTGGATATGAAGAGGATGAGTTGGAACAACTTGATTTGATTGAAGAGTTGTTAGAGAAACAGAAACTCATGTACTTTAGATGTAAGTTGTCGAAGGATGAAGATGCGATGTTAGTTGCAGAAAATATGAGAGAGTCATTGAGACAGATGGGTATGCCTAGAGGTGCAACTGTAGAACAGATGTTTGATAATTTAAAAGGTTCAATTCGTAAATTAAGAGAAACGCTTGACAACTAAATAGTAGTGTGTTATATTAATGATGTTGGACGCAACATGGGAGTGACTGAATAAACTTACTGGCAACCGCTGGTTAAGGTGATGAGTCAGAGGTGGTGCTCGCTGTCCGCAGGGGCAGAACTACTCAACCAAGTAGGACTCAGGCAACAACGTATTTACTTCTGTAGTAATGCCCGTTGTTTGTTGGTACACAGGAATCCAACCTCCCTCTTAATTTTCAAAAACTATGCTAGTTCACAGACCTTGGGGAACCTACGAAACATTATTAGATGATGATAACTATAAAGTAAAAAGAATCATCATTTTACCCCAACAACAAATTTCACTACAGTATCACAATGATAGAGAAGAGCATTGGACAATAGTGAGTGGAACAGGCACAGTAAGAGTTGGTGATGATACTTTTAAAGCAGTTCTTGGATCAAGATTTTTTATAAACAAAAGACAATTACATCGTGCAACGGCTGATAAAGACTCTCATTTAGTCTTTGTTGAAGTGCAGTTAGGCGATTGTAATGAGAATGACATCGTTAGATTAGAGGATCAGTATGGACGAGAAGGTATTAAATACGAAGATTAGTGTAAGGTGTAAAGACTGTAACAAAGAACTCCAAAGTCAGTCAGGAAAGACAGTAACGTGCGGATGTCCTAACATGGTGACGATTTTTGATGAAGTCGTGACAGCAAACGACCTAACTAGGGTAATTATGTTAAACTCTACTAAAAAGAAGAAACATGAAAACAAATTATCTGCACAAGATCTTGCCTTTCACGAGAAAAGAAAAAAAAGAAAGATTAGAAAACTTGACTTTGAAGTAAGATAGAGGTATAAATGATTAAAGCATTAATTAGGGAGTTCCCTGTCACAGATATACTGGATGATATGACAGAAGAAAAAATCAGAAGGTATGCCTACACAAAAGATGAGGTGGATGCACTGATTGCAGAGGCAGTTGCTGAAGCAAGAAGAATTGATGAAGCATCAATGGCAAAACACAATCGTGAGGCCACAGTT